CTCTGCGATCTTTACTCGAGTTAAACTTCTTTAAATCTGCATCTGCCTCAGCTTTCAATTTTTTCGCTTTTTCGGAATTGGAATGGGACATGACCTGAGCTTCTCATTTTATTCACAGTATTCAATATAACACTATAAAAAACACAGGCACAAAAAAAGACGCTTATGCGCCCCTGTGCCTGTATTTTGGATTTAGTTACTCAGCTTTAAGTATCAAGCTGCTACATTAAAACGATCAATGTGGCCAAACATGCTAAGTTCAGCATCATTTACCTTGGTAATGTCAGCCAGACATTCACCTTCAATATCGTAACTAGAGAAATCTTCATTGATCAGATCAAATTCCGTTTCCGGTGAAAACTCCACACGCCATAAAGTCACGGCAACCTTATCTCCTTTATAGGTATCAACACCTTTAAAGAAGAAGCGGTATTCATTGCCGATATCGTTTGCAATCGCAGTACGTGTTAATTTTCCGGCTTTACCTGACCACTTAACGTCACCAGTCGGTGCAATATTAAAAATTACTGTACCGAATGCCGAATCGAGTACATAGGTATTGGCATCAATATCTGTATCAGCGCCGTCTTTAAACTTAACTTCTGACAGATTACGCTCACCCAGATCAATCATAGTCCCAGCTTCAACAGTACCTAGTGAGCGATCAGCGATAGTGCTTGCAGATACTTCAGTAACTTTACCACTCATCACCATGGCAAGATTTTGCTTGGTTACCTCTTCCAGGGTGCCGTTTACAGATACTCCTGTCTGCTTTCGTAGTACTGCATCTTTCGTACGAAAACCTGTTTTTGACTCATAGTGATCGGTTGAATCCGAAGTAATTTGAAGCTGCAGGGCCGGCATACTTCCTACTGGAAACATACCTGATACTGCACCATTAATAATTTTAGCCAGGAACAGTTCACCCTGTAACGAAATAACGTCTGGTTTATTTCCCATCTGCTTTTACCTCTTTTGTAGTTTTTGCTGCAGCTGGTTTCGGCTCTTCAGAAGGCTTTTCTACCTCCTTGATTGTACCAGCATCTAATTGCTGTCGGATTTCAGCATCGGTGAGTCCACCCACGAAATCCCCTTTTTTGAAACGCCCTAAAGGTTGCTGGGCTATATATTGTTTTGCTGCCATAACTGGCTCCTAGATAAATCGTTCTGATTCAAATACTGCGGTGAGATATGCAAAACCTGTACTAAAAGCTTCTTTCACATCAACCAGCATCAATTCTCCACGTGCCGAGGCTGGCTTCCAGCCTGAGAGCAACTGAATAACATCTTCAAGAAGATTACCTGCCTGATCCGTAACAACTGAACCATCTGTCATTTGCGATTGGGCATTCTGGCAAGCTACAGTGACCGCCCACTGCTGGCTGATCATGTTCATTTTTCCCTTGCCCGCACTATCCTTAGGGCGAATCCGCACAAAGTTGACGTGAGCTGATGGGGTTATCTGAGACATTTCAGTCACCAGTACGGAGTTCAACGGCGTATAGATCTGCTTGAAATCCGGAATCTCCTTGAGCTTCTCGGCAATTTCTCCACGTACTGCAAAAAAGTCAGACACCTATATGCCTCCCGATAATATTAAGGATCTCTTCATCATCATCCTGATTGATGCCCAGAAAGGTACGAGAAGGGATATTGACCTGTTTCACTTTCCTGAACTGGCCACCCACCGCAAAGGTTAAGTACTCCGCCGTTTTAGGCAGAATGGTGGCACCAAAATGAAAGACATGGGCGTACATTTTGTTTGAACCCCACTCAACACCATCAGGGCGCAGGTTATAGTGCAATTCATTCATTAATTCACCCGTATCACGGCCTGTTTGACCATTTTGCATCCGGGCCCGCCATGACTGTTTCCATGGATTTCCATCTACATCATGCTGACCGATAAACCGTTCTTGGGTGGAATGAACCCCATAGCCGCCAATCTCGACAAACATATCCTCCTTTCTGCTGTCGAAATCGGCCATATGCTGCAGTACTGCCATTACGGCAGATTCATTGTCAGGACGAATTGTTATAGCAAAAGCCATACCTCCTCCTTATTTAAATGAAGGCATTTTGTTCAGCGTTTCATCACCAAACACACCACCGACATAACTGGTACCGATGGGCATGGTACTGGGAGTTTGTACCGGCTTTTCAGTGGTGACCTGATTTTGTGTATTGAGGATATTCAAAGTAGCCCTACCATCTGCAATCCGTTTTAAGAAGTCAATTTCAGCTTTATAGCGATTCTCGACTTCTTCTGTTGGACGCTGAAAGTAAAGACGGTAGCGCGCAATATTGCAGGCGATCCGTTTTAATGTGCTGGGAACTTCCGGTAATGGCAGTTGATATTTCACTGCTACATAACTGTCTATTTCCTCAGCTGCATCTTGTAGAGCCTGCTCAATGGCATTCTCTACAGTCTGTATGGCCTTTAAATTGGATATCTCATTTACACCAAACCGAACCTCCATATCTGCTCGTGTCGCGTACATAGATCACCTTACTTGGCTGCATCTGCACCCTGTTCAGCTGGCTTGTCACTGGTCTTAGACTTAGACGCTGACTTGGCCTTTTCAAGCTCAGCCACCTTTGCTTTAAGCTCAGCAACTTCCTGCTCAGCTTTAGCTTTGTCATCTGCTAAGGTTTTATTAGCCGTTGTCAGCTCTGCATTAGCCTTTTCAAGCTCAGCCAAACGTGCAGCGGCACCATCTGCTTTAGGCTCTTCCGGCTCCTGATATTCTTCAATAGCCCGAGATGCTAAAAGGGCCTGAAGTTGTTTAGCTTCAAGCCCTTCTATTTCCTGACCTGGACGGAAATGTCCGATCGACTGTCTTGCAATATACTTTGGCATTGAGTTCTCCTTATACAAAGCCACGACCACCCACTAAACCGTTCTTGTTGTTTGGAACAGCCAGTGGAGAGGATTCAGCGAGTAATTGAATGCTTGAAGGATTCTTTTCTTGCCATTGGCTTAAATAGAACTCTAGAGCCTGACCGAATGCTTCAACGTTTTGCAATGCACAATGTGCGATCCAGCCATTGGCGTCGGCAACCAGACCAAAGAAGTCTTCAGGGATAAAGCGTTCGGTACTACCCCCCATACTATGCTTAGCGTCATAGGTCCAGATTTCGATATTGTCCACTGTGCCTCGGAATTGTGGCTTATCAGATTGATCAAAGGTTGGAGTGAGCGGCACACTGATCCCTTTATACGGTGTAATGAATTTCTCATTAAACTCAGGATCTTTAGTTAATGTGTTGTACACCTTAGAAGTGGTTAATGCCATGATTGGTGATGTACCTGAATGTTCAACAGCCAAGTCAATCATCGCCTGAATATCCTTAACCGGTGTGGCTCCTGCTTGTCCCCATTTAATTAGAGGTGTGAAGTTACAGGCCGGGTTCCGCTCATAATCCACTTCGTACATCGGGAAATCTGCTGAGGCAAAAGTAGTCTTACCATATAGCAGTACATCACGGGCAATCAGCAGCTTCCGGTTTTCAATAGATTGACGCAGGTACAGAGCCTTTTGTGCCTGGTCGATTAACAGCAAGTCTGCATCAGACAATCGATTTGAACCTGTAGCAATCACACCATAACGGCGTAGCTGTGAAATCAGTGCCGTATTTTGTACTTCGCTTGGCATCACCGTCATCATCGGTTTTAAATAAGCCGGTTTAACGAATTTAACGTTACCAGACTCACCTACCTTGATCTGTCGGCCAGCTGCTGTCGGAGTGACAAAAGGTGCACGTGGGGTTGCGGTGTTCAGCTCACCTACAGGGACTTCCTTCTTGGTATAAGAAACACGCTGAGGAAAAAACCGGTCCATCAACCAGGTATCCACCTTTTGAGTAGTATCAGTCAGCAGCACCAGCTGTGGTACATCCAGCAACTCAATGGGTGCATTTTGAAATGTAAAAGTTTGACTCATGTCTTAGTTCCCTACCACTTTACGAAGTTCAATTTTATTTTTTAATCCCTGTGCTCGCACAGCATCCATCTGCCCTGTTGCAAGCGCCTCACCTTTGACTGTAACAACAGCCACATCAAAGGCACCTTGTACATAGATCGGCATTTCGAGATTATGATTGGCAT